TCTGGTATCCCAGTTGTGCCATACAGCCCGCCATGCTCCTTAAATGCAAAGCAGTAGGGTTGTGCCTTCAAGTATTTTAAAATTTGATTTGTTATTGTTTTTTCTTTCATACTTTTACTCCAATCATACGTTACCCATGTTACCCACTGTTACCCACACTTTTTGAATATGGGTAACACCCTTCAACCCAACAACAAAGCCATTGTTTTTATAAACGTACCCCATGTTACCCATAAAATAAATTTATTTATTATATAAAGATTTATTGAATTCACACACTCAAAAATTAATTTATATATTTACTCTAATTAAGAAGGTGTGTGTGCATAAAATCGGGGTACATGGGGTACACTCTCTCAAAATGGCTAAACTAAGGGACTCGTGAGAGTATCATTTTCTTGATTTGTACCCCCGGATAAGATTTTTTCGATGCAAAAGCACTTTTGAAGCACTCCATTTATCCTCTTAGATATATGCATTCGGGTTACTCCATTTTTATCTTTAGTTGTATTTATTAGTCCACGATCCTTAAATCCACGAGTGACTTTTGAATAATCAAATCCATTCTCTTCTAGTGCTTGGCGCAGAATATTGGGTATGATATACACCGCATCATGTTCTATTTTCCCGTAGCATGGCGTACTGTCCGGAAGAAAACGATTCTTATTACTTGTTATCCAACCTGTCACAAAATCCCACGCTCTATCAATCGTGTCTGCTTTTTGAAGCTCCTTACAGTTTTGGAGGATATGAGTTCCAAGATTTACAGCCTCATCCCATGCACTTTCGGCTTTAGCACCAAAAACAGATATACTCGAATAATAGTCACCAAGACACACAATGGCAACGTTATCAAGGTGCGTGTTATCGCAGTTTTCTGCTTGAGGCTTTTCTATATTTTTTCTTAAATTATCAAAATCTCTGTGTGCTTTGCCTTTAATCTTCAGCACATCATTAATCAAATACTGAATAAAGATTTTTCCGGCAAAACCATAGTGATTTTCGCTTACTAAATGCAGTGTATGCGCCACATTAACATCATCCACAGGCTTGCCATAAAGCTCCAGCACTCTAGTCAAAACGCCGTCGTTGCTAGATTCTTTGCTCATCGGCTGTTCGCCACTGGTTAATATATTATTCCTCCAGCTCGCTGTCTCTTGAACACCGCCTTCTTTGGCACCTCGCAGCCTTCCAAACCCATTTCCTAAACTATAAATAATATTTTCAACCGATAGTCTCTTGTTGTTCAAAACCTGGAGTTCATCGATCGCAAATGGTAAATGCTTCAAAGTTCCAGCCATTCGTTCAAGTCCGACGCTCGTAGCATTAAAGCTGCACATGAGCTTTGTGGGATTACCCCAGACACTAATCGCCATTTTAATTGCTGCAGTTTTTCCTGATTTAGAGTCGTGCCATATATGAACGAAAAATACACGATGATTCAATATTTCCAAGAGCGGAGATGCAAAGGATGCAGCTAATAGGAATCTGCCGAACTGATTGTTTCTCAGTACCTGCGCATTCCTGTTTCCAAATATCAAAGCTTCCATATTCACCGGTGTTGTCGATTAAGTTTGATGCTTCTTTGTACTCAGTTTCAAAGACTACATCATCGCTGATAAGGTATGGAAAAAATTCTAATTTTCTTGTGCTTTTTTCATTCTCATTACAAATGCCGGACGCGACTTGGCTAGTGCGGCTACGCACCCAGCCGATACGAGATATTGATTTTACAAATGGGATACACTTATCATTTGCTCTTTCGTAATCAGAAAGATATTTGACTATATCTGAGGCATTGCCGGAAGATACAGGAATGCCACTGTCAGCGTACTTTATTATTGAAGTTCTGTTAAATATGTGAGACCTGGGTGCAATGACCGTCTTCCAATGATTATGATTTAAAAACTTAACTTCAATTTTCTGAGTACCGTCATCGATGTTTTCGAATCTACGAGATATGATCAGAGGACAAGAACACACAACCGCCGGCTCGTCTGAATTATTACCTTTGAGTATCTTTTGAACTCCATATTTCATAGAAACATCCCAGCCTTGCGGAATAACTGCACCAGAAGTCTCAATGCCATCAAGTTTCAAAACTTTAGATTTTCTTTTATCTTCACAGTTTCGCTGCGAAGCGCAATTTGCCACTCGTACTGCTCTCTCAAAATCACGAAGATTAACCTTCCCTTTGAGTTTCGCCTTAAGTTTCGCGTACTCAGACGGGAGATTAAATTTTGCCCACGCACAGAGCCTTACGTTTTGCTCCGACAAGATATCATCCACATTAATTTTTTCACTCGAAACTAAGCTTTTAAAACGCTCCTCCAAATCTGGCAGACCATAAACAATAGGAGCCTTAACATGGCAGTTTTTGCCGCAGTCAAAATTAAGATTTTCCTTGATATATTCGCAAGTATGTGGTTTATTTTCTGCTATAGCACGCTGAATTTTTCTTTCTGTCTCATAAAAACTGTACCTAGGATAACTTTTGCTAAACTGATGTACCGAATCGCGACCTTTGGGTAGCGGAGCAATATTACTCACCATAGCATGCCACATAGGTTCCGGCAGATCAACAGCATTGTCTACGCAATACTTGAGAAATTCACAGTTCTCAACTGCTTTATCCACACCCTGTGGATTTTTACGGGCATTGCAAACAGTACCGTATGAATGTTTATCCTGATTGAAGCTTTCTAAGCTATATCTATACAGATTACTTTGTATAACTCCGCACTTCACATTATTTTTTAATTTATGATTAATCGAACCTGGAACCCTTAAGATGCGAGCAAGATCATAAACATTATCAAGTTTCCAGTCATGCTTCCTTGCTTCAAAGTTTATATATTTTCCAAAGCCTCGAAATATCAAAATAATGCAGTTTCTATCTTCAGAATTCTCAATCTTGAATGGCTTATCAAGCAGCCAATATGAATGAATTCCATTTCCCGACCATACAATGATGCTTGGTTTTAAATTCAAACCATTTAAAAAATCAACAGCCTCATCTATAGTTTCCGGCAGGAATTTTTGAGCGTGGGCATCACCTTTAACGTCAATATCGGCATACAAAGTCGTAATGCACGAGATATCTTTTTCACTTCCTCTAAGACCATTTTTAAGCACCTTATTCCTCAGTCCTACACCAAAAAATACATTTGTTTTTTGCCCGATAATCTCAGCAGTTTTTGCAATTTTCTCGATTTCGTTTACCTTAAACCACTTAGTATTTCTGCTAGGCAGGGTTGTGAGCGTTATAAACCCGGTTTCGCAGCCTTTATAAATTTCGCCTAAAAATTCTTTGGTATCCATATTACACCTCCCTTTAAGATAATGCTGTACAGCTATCTGTAAAGTGTTTTATTTTAATCATGTACTTTTTAGCAAATTCGAGCTCTTTTAGCATTCCCTCGCTTATATTTTCGCCAAAGCACCAAAGCTCGTCACATCTAGATAAAATCTCCAAACTCATATCAATTGCTTTTTTTCTGTCAACATCATCACCGTCATACATAAACTGAGGGAACATCAGATGAACCGCTATTGGTATATATCCCTTTGAAATTACAAACCTACAATATCCACACGCACGATTTTGATTTCTTTCCACATTACCTTTAAGCGGAGAACATATATACACAATATTTCTACTCTTCGTCACTTTATCTCTACTTGCATTCTTTATTGCTTCATAAGCCGTCAAATCATAGTATCCTTCAGCGTTCTTTAGTCCTAAATTCATTTTTACTACACTTCTTTCTGATAAAATTCAAATTTTGAAAAATCCTATTTAGATCAATACGAAGTAATTGGCAGTGGCAACGTTCCATTCTCCAATTCACTAAGTGTTCCAAAAGTTTCTCCAGCAGCAGCTTCTGCTATTATCGGCACATCAAAGCCTTCAAATGGCTGTTGCTCCATACATTCTTTCACAAAATTAACCGCTTCGTTAACTTTATCTTTCGGTACTTCGAAGATTAGTTCGTCGTGAATCTGTAACAACGGTTTTAGCCACAAACGCTCCGATAGTCCTTTAATAATTCGTCCCATAGCTAATTTTAAAATGTCTGCAGCTGTACCTTGTATTGGTGTATTGAGCGCACATCTCTGTGCAAAGCTCTTTTTACCCCAATCAGCGGATGTAATGCTAGGTAAATATCTGCGTCGCCCTAAATATGTTTCAACGTAGCCATCCTCTGCAGCCTGCCTTTTTACTTTGCGCTGCCACTTTTCAAGCCCTTTGTACCCAGCTTTCAAGTTACTGATTATTTCACAGCACTCATCTATCGATTTACTAAGTCCGGCCTTAAACTTCAATGTTCTCTGTAACCCTTTCGGAAACAGCCCATAAAACACTCCAAAATTGCAGTTTTTCGCAATTGTGCGTCTTTCTTTATAATGACTATTACCTTTGTCAATAGCCTCTGAAAACGGGATATTGAATATAACCGAGGTAGTTTGAGCATGAATATCGCCATTATTTCTGTATGTTTCAAGCATTTTTTCATCCCTGCAATAAAATGCACCGATACGCAGTTCTATCTGAGAAAAATCAAGTGATATCAGCATTTTGCCTTTCGGAGCAGCGATAAATTTTCTAATACCGATTGGGTCGTTATCCTTGCGAGGTGTGTTTTGAAGATTTGCGTTGCGACTTGCAAACCTCCCTGTCTCAGTTGCCAATGGCATTAAATCGGGGTGTATGCGCTTTGTATCCGTGTTTAAAAACTTTAAATAGCCAGATATATAAGTTGATTTCAGCTTATTCCACTTGCGGTATTCTGCAATCATCTGGAATATCGGTACTAACTCAGGCCGATTTTGCTCGCACCACTCAGACAATAAAATCAATGCTTCATCGTCCACAGCTTCGCTGAACTTTTCTGTTGTTTTCAGTACCGGCAAGCCAAGAGTTTTGTACAAATAATCTTTAAAAGCTTTGGTACTCGCATTTGCACCAATAGAGGCTCCATCAGTCATAATTGCAATGTCTTCTTTAAGTTGATCTATTTGCAAGCCTGCTTCTAGGCCTTTTTCATGCATCAAATTAAGGTCTAAATGTACTCCGTTATATTTCATAAGCCCAACGTATACCGCAGTAGGGGATTCAATTTGCTCAACAATAAATCTGTGCTTTGGCATATTTTCATCAAACCATTTATTAAAAAGATAGTAGAGTTGCAAAGCGTAATCTGAATCTGCACAGGCGTAGCGGATAGTTTCAAAACTTTCTGAGTCCAGCATGTCAAAGTAAACTCCCTGCGTTACATCTTTAAAACTAGGTAATTCTATATTTAGAAGTTCAGGCACAAGCTTTTTAAGCCCGGAATCAGCAAGTTTTCTAAACTCCGTTTGAGTCTTGAGCGTCATCTGCGCAGCGGCTAAAGTATCATAAACTTTGCATTGTGGAACACAGCCGAGTGCATAGAAAAACATCGTCTCAAATGCCGCATTATGGATTACGAGCGTTAAGTTTTCGTTCATTAAAATATTTTCTTTAATCCATTCCCAAATGTCCACAAAGTCAGCGTTTAAGCCGACTTTGTGATGGAACGGTACATAAATACCGCTGCCTTTTGAAACTGAGAAACTCATCCCAGTAATTGTTGATTTATGCGCATCCAGCGCACTTTTTTCGTCATTTCGATACTGAGGCAATGGCGATGTTTCTATATCCAAAGCTAAAAGTTTGAAATTTTCAATATACCTTGCAATTTCTTCTTTGTTCAAAGCCAATTTATAGTCCATTTCACTTCCTCCTAATTATTCAAAGCTGTAACTTCGCCTGTATTTTCATTAATTTTTGCTGTATTTAGGCTGTTTTGAGCATAAAGTTTAATTTGTTCAGAAAGTTTTTTTATTAATTGAATCTCTTTATCAGAAAGTGTTCTCTCAACCGCAAATTGAACTTGAGAAAACGCTATACCGCCTTTGTTAACAGCTTTTTTGAGTGAAAATTTAGTCACAACAGAATCTGATTTTTTGCCGGTAACAAGCAGTCTTCTTATATATCTTGAAAAGTCCTTATTGGAACTTGTTGGTAAAAACAAAACAGTCGGAAATATTTCATTTTCCCTGAGTAAATACATTTGGTGCTTATTTTTACAGGCTTTGCTGCCGTTATCGCCGCTACCAAACCTATTGTTCGGACAGCTCTGACAAAAGCCGCCCGGTTCACCATGCCCATTTACTCCATCAAAACTCAAACAGTCAGGTGGAGTGCTGCTACCGCTATATTTTTCTTTATAAAAAGTAAACATCGGATGATGATGCAAAATAACCGCAGAAAATTCTTTTACTGCATCAGGTTCATTCGGATTATTACCTGGCACTTCGAACATTGTTCCTCCGCCTGCAGGAATTTTGATTCGCTCAAAACCACTATCTAATCCTGCAAGTTCTTCAGAAAATCCTTCGCTGATGTTAAAGTTTGCAAGGCCCATAAAACCTTGATTTTTTATTGTTAATTCATTATTTGTCATCTATAAACACTCCTATTTTTTATTTTTTCTTATTGAAATTGATGTTTTTTCAAATACATTGACTAACTCTTCAAGCCACTGCGGCAGAGAATCGTTGTTCTCTGAAATTTGCTCTTTAACAAAGGCAGATAGAGAACTTGGATTAACGGTTTCTACCACTAAATCGCCATATCCTGCATCTTTGAGCAATGCATAAAGCTCGTCTTTTCTGCCAGCTTTTGCCGACGCTTTTGTGCTTGTTGTTAAAGAAAACATTGTTCCGCTTCGTGTAAAATTCTGAGTTTCGCTCAATGTCATTAATTCAGCTAACGCCGACTCAACTTCGAAAATCATGTCATTTACGCCTTTAAGGGACGTTTCAATCTCTTTTTTCTTATCTTTTAGGGCTTTGAGCCTATCTGCTAACTCAAACAGCGGAGAGACTGCCACAGAGGCTCTCTGGCCGCTGCCAATTCGCGCACTAAATTCGTCGTCATCACACAGACTTTCACCCGCGAAGGTGGTCTGATTTTGATCTTTTAATACATTATCCACTTTAAATACCTCCGATTTCGTATGGATTCAAACCTCGTTTATATTCATCAATTAAGTTTTTTGCTAAATTTGCCTTGTTCTGAAGCGTAATTAAGACTTTTTCATCTACCGTTCCTTTTGCAATCAGATAGATATAAGTGCAGTTTTTTTGCTGTCCAGCTCGATGGATTCGAGCCTTTGTCTGCTCAAAATTACTCATTGAATAATCCATTGAGTAAAATACCATCGTTGATGCTGCCGTGAGCGTTATACCAAGGGAAGCTGTTGCAACCTGGCCTATAAATACTGATACTTTTGGGTCGTTTTGAAATTTACGTATCTGTTCTTTTCGGTCTTTAATTTCACCCGAAACTATTGAATACAAAATACGTTTTTTATCCAGAAGTTTCTCTATAGCTTTAATCTCCGGGATAAACCTTGCGATAACAACCAGCTTTTCGCCACTTTGTAGCGCTTCATCAATGATATCTTCCAAAGCTTCAAGTTTGCTTTTGCTTACTTGCTGATATATATTGCCGCCATCACTTCCAAGAAATCCACCAGTTAATTGAGATAATCTGAGCAATTTCGTAAGCACATTTGTTACTGTTATTGTATTTTGAGAATCATATGAATCTTCAGCGCAGGCATGGCTTTCTCTGTTTTCACAATTTTTCGTGTGCGAATTGCCTCCGGCGGCTCGCCGGTCTGCAAAGCTGTCTTTCACAAGACTTTGGTAAATATTCATAGCTTTTGGCTCAAGTTCTGTGTACCGGATAATATCTGTAGTTGGCGGCAAATCTAAACAATCAGCCTTTGTCGCTCTAAACGCTATGCTATGCAGTTTTTCCATTAATTCCTCTTTCATGGATTCCTTCAAAACCGGCGTATAGCCACCGTACCCAACCATGTCAAAATACTTATTCCGAAATGCATAAAAACTGTTTCCAAAGATTGTTGGATCAACAAATTTATACTGCGAAAAAACATCAATTGCTTTATTTGTAATGATTGTTCCAGTCAAAATCATCCGATATTTTGTTTTATAACCCAAACGGTGCATTGCTTTTGAAACTGCAGTATTATGCGTTTTGATTTTATGACTTTCATCAGCAATGATAAAATCAGGATTCCATTGTGCAATTTCTTTTTCCAACCTCCAAACTGACTCGTAATTTACAACCGCAACTTGGAGGCTGTGCCCTTGCATTTTTTGCAACAGCTCAGTTTTCTTAGCAGTATTGCCTTTTAAAATCGCTAACTCATACTCAAAGTCTGCAAATTTTTCAAATTCTTCTTTCCAGACTCCAACAATAGACAGGGGACAGACAATCAAAGCTTTCTTTATATTTTTTGCATTGTACAAAGCTCCGGCTGCCGCTATCGCAGTCAGTGACTTGCCACACCCCATACTCATAAGTAGCGCTATTCCATGCTGATCTGCGTGACTCATTGCAAAATCAAACGCTTCTTTTTGATGTTTAAAAGGCTCTGCTTTTATTGGCATTTTGCTTGTCATTTTAATCAACCTCTTTAATTTCTAAACTTTGTACACTGTCTTCTGATATTAGCAGCATCACCTTTTTGGCTTGACCAAACCATTTTGACGATAGCCTCTCAAATAAAGATAGTTTCCTAAATTCCGCAATGCTTATTGGTGGTTCACCATCCTTTCTTACTGTGATTTTTAATTGATGCTTACACATAATATTTCACCTCAATTCCGAGACCTGATTTTTTACTTTCTTAAAAAGTGTCTCTATATATAAGCCACGGCAGAGGTAAAACCCGTCTAAAAATTTTAATTTTCTACTTTTTCGCTAAAACATTTAAGCCGAAAGTAAATAAATATAGGGATATCGTTATAAACGCATCAAAGATTTCAGTTTCTTTTTTATTTTTGCTAATCTTAATTGAACTGCATTTTCCGTTATCCCAAGAATTTGTGCATACTCTAATTGCACTATTGGTTTTTTATCCAAATAAAGCTTATATATTAGTTCTTGCTCAGATGGTTTTAATTTTGATATTGCTGAATACAGCTTGTCCTTATCAAGTTTTTTCAAAACTTCTTCATAGACATCAGAAGATTCATCTGTATTATTTGGACTTTTCTCGACCTCGCTTAGACTTTCATGCCTTCTGGTTTCTTTGCGATCATTATTTTTAAGGTTCTTATCAAGTTCAAGCATAATTTCCTCAAATTTACCATATACTTCAATATGGATTTTCTCACCAGTAACAAATTTATATTCTATTTCCATGTCTTTCGTCCTCCGAATTTTTGATTTGTGTTCAAAAAAACGAAGGACTAGGGAGGGCCTCGAATAACAGACAAAAAAACGCCCATTTGTCTTTCCTTTCTGATTTCGAGAAAAGAAAACAAATAGACGCCTTCGGTATATGCTTTTATAAATTAATACTTTTATATTCCCGAAACCTTCTATTTAATTTAAAGATTTCGGGAATACTTATATAGAATTAAATTAAAATCTAAACAAAAGAACGCCGCAAAGACATAAGTCTCTGCGGCGTTAACCATAATAATATTTAATTTTACATTTTTTGCTCGAGAAAATTTAAAGTAACTGCTTTGTAATATTGGGGTTAAAAATTTTAGATTTTTATGTAAGATTTTATACCTATAAAAGTTCTTTAGTGTTTTATAGATTTTACAATATACATCCATAGAAAATCAAATCCTATCCGGACATACTTTTAAAACTACCTTTTATAAACATCACTCCTGTTTTTATGGTCCAGTTATATTGTAAAACAATGTAAATTTAATTGTTTGTCGAACTATAAATATTAAAAATAAATTTTTACTTATCGCAAATAAAAATTTATAAAAATGCAACCATATGAAATTATATCGTCTTAAAATCTGCATTATTAATTGATGTACTTACAAACTTTTTTATTTTATTATTAATTATTACATTTTTTGCAATTGGGTAAGAAAGTAAGCCTCCGATCTCCCGCAAAACCGTGCGTCAAAGTGTCTAACGGTTATGATATATGTTATAATAGAGACATAATACCTGGTATCAAGGATGTTTTACACATGACATATATCGTTGGCATAGTTTGACGCATGCATGAATCTCGTATATAGATAATTAATTCAAGTGGGTTTAAGATAATTTGCTACGCTGCTTCCTCTTATTTTAATATTGCTATCATCAGCTTTGTGTTTTACTACACTTGGCGTAGCTACCTGTAGCTGGATTTTCATCAGCTAAAACTGTGTTATGCTCAACACACATAAAGAAATCGCATTGTTTTTACCACTACGACTTATAACTTTTGATATTTTGTTTTTTCATAAATTATGAATACAAAAACATCTTTATTATTCGCGAGACGATCCATTTTTACGAAAATTTTATAAAGTACTCTATAATTTGTATTTTACTTTTAAAATCTTTATTGAAAATTAGCTCTAATTCTAAAAAAATATATCATAAAAACTCGACAATATAATCTTTTAAAATATTGATTCATACAAATTTATAAAAATTATTTAAACATTACCTTATTCGACATTATTTTCAAAAACATGGTAATATGATTAAATTAAACTTTAAAAGATTGACATTAAATGTAGAAATATAAATAAAAGGGGAGGTCTTTATATAGCATTTTTTTACTTCTGACTCCGTAACAGAAGTTCATACAGATAAGCTTTTAATCAAATTTTTGATGTAATTTCAGAAAAAGTTCAGTGTGTGTAAGATTTGTATAACATCTGATGAAATGTTTGACTTAATAGCTATGCGTGTTTTATATTATGAATTAAAATGATAAAATCGATCTATATCTAAGTGTTGGTCATTTTTCGGCAATTTTAATAGAAAAG